CGATCTCCTGGGAAAAGCACCAGAAAGGGTGTTCTAAAGGGCTGATGGGGGTCGTAACTACTCTGAAACGAGGTGAAACAGGTGTCCAACACACCAAAACGACGCCGAAAGCCGGCTCAAACGGTTGAGGACCGAGAGAACGAGCTCGTCAAGAGCGCCACAGACCTCGCAGCTCAACAATTGCGTGACGGAACAGCATCGCCATCAGTCATCACACACTTCTTACGCTTGGGTTCTGTTCGTGAACAACTCGAACGACGCAAGTTGTTGAAGGAGAACGAGATGATGGATGTGAAGATGGCTGCCATCGAAGCTAGCGAACGCCGTGAACAGGAGTACGCAGAGGCTATCAACGCTCTCCGAAGGTATAAAGGTGAAACCCTCGAATAACTCCCCCAAGACATACCACGAGATGCTCCAATACATGACTCTCGAAGATCGCATTTGGTATCTCCGTCTTGGGGGAGCAGTGAGTCATGCCACCTTCGGCGGAAAGCGGATGGCTAACCAAGGCTTCTACAAGTCACGTGAGTGGGCACAAGCCCGTAATCATGTGATCTCACGAGATAACGGCTGTGATTTGGCGCTGTCCGACTATCCAATCTTGGATCGGATACTGGTACACCACATAGTACCAATAACCATGCAAGATTTGGCGGAAGGTTCAGACAAATTACTAGATCCTGAAAACTTGGTATGCGTGTCTCACAACACGCATAACCTTATCCACTATGGAACTGAGGAAACAACACCAAGAGAATACCAGGAACGACAACCGGGTGACACAAAACTCTGGTGAAAGGAGATAAGATGACCCGACGAACCCCAGAACAATACGATTGGGGTACACTTGAATTTGATGAAACACTACTAGATTTACACTACACCCCACACGGTTTCCGAACGATTAAGTTCACAGTCATTCATCATATGACTGTTGTTGATCGAGACGGAAACGGACCGGATACCCTCGATGCTTGCTTCAATATCTGGCAAGATCGAGAAGCTTCTGCGCATTACGGTGTAGACCATGACAAGGTTCGTCAGTATGTGTACGATTCCGATATTGCTTGGGCTACCGCTAATGCAAATGGCAACAACCATGGTATCTCTATTGAGCATGCTAATAGCACAGGCGCCCCAGATTGGCGTGTCGATCCTGAGACGATGGAGACCGGTGCAAAACTTGTCGCCCACCTCCACAAGTTCTACCGACTCGGCCGACCTGAAATCGGAGTGAATGTTTTCCGCCACATGGACTTCTTCGCTACCGGTTGCCCCGGTCCATTCCTTGGTGGAAGCCAGTATCACAACTACGTCAACCGAGCTGCTCAGATCTACGACGAGATCACCGATGCAAAACCCGCTGGTCCGGTTCCACTACCTACTCCGAAGGTTCGTCCTTCGCAAGACGAGGTAGTGAACATGGTGATCCGAGGTCAGTACGGCAACGGCGCAGAACGGTTCCGACGGTTGGAGCGTGAGGGGTGGGATCCGCTGGAGATTCAGCGGATTGTGAACGAACGGCTATCGTGATGGGTAGTGCTTTACAAGACGTGAAGAAACTCCTCAACATCCCCGCTGACAACACGGACTTCGACGTGGACATTAAAAGCTTGATGAACTCCTCGCTAGCAGTGGTGTTCCAAGTTTGCCCTGCCATCAAGAAGTCCAGTCCAGTTGTCTCGGGAACTGAGGAGTGGTCCGACCTGTATGATATCGACGCACTCAAAACTACAACTCCGCAAAACATTATCGCAAGTTTCATCGAGACGTTTGTGACTATGGATGCTCGGTTGAAATTTGACCCGTCGATTAACACAGCTGTGAAGGAAGCCCATCAAGCTTGCCGAGATGAAATGATATGGAGGTTGAGTGTTGTTTGAGTTAACCCCCCAACGCCACGATGAGCTCTATCACTACGGTGTCCCTGGTATGCGCCGAGGAGTTCGTAAAGCTCGACCGCGAAGCGGTATGCCGAGGGACAGCGTAGGCGTCGACTGGCGTGGACGACCGGTGACACCTCGTACCCACGATCTGTACTACCATCCGGGTACCGGTCAGTTTGTCGCAAAACGTAAGCTGACGAAGAAGCAGAAGATGCTTCGGTATGGAGCCAAGGCAGCTATTGGTGCTGCGACAGGCGCTTTGGCATATCGCACTATGATGCTGAATGCCCGGCACAGCAATGACTACTCTGATGAACTCTACCACTACGGTATCAAGGGCATGAAGTGGGGTCGTAAAAAAGGCATGAAGTGGAAGCGGCGAGGTCTCCGGTTACAAAGGGAACCCATAGTCCGATCCAAAGAGCGTAAACAATCTGACGCTCTTGCTGGTAAGGTGAAAAACACCGGGATCACTTCGCTTTCTAACAAAGAGCTTCGGACGTTGACCGAACGAATGCGACTGGAGAACGACTACCGACGAACAGCAGACAACCCATACAAGACGCGAGCTCGGCAAAAAGGCGAAGACATGTTCTGGAAGGGTGCTGGTGCCCTCGGTGGCGTTGCACTAGGCACATTCGGTACAATCGCAGCTAAAAACCTGAAGAGCAAAGACCAAAAGAAGCGAATCGCTGCCGGTCTCAAAGTCGCCAAAGCCGTGACTGGGTGGTAACCGATGGCTCTATCGAACACAGCCACACCGAAGTATTACGGAATTTTCCGGGAGAAAGTACTGCGGGGTGAGATCCCAGTCTGCAAAGAAATCTCGATGGAGATGAACCGCATTGACGCGCTGATAGCAGATCCGAAGTATTATTACGACGACAACGCTATCGACGGGTTTATTGAGTTCGTCGAATCGGAGATGACTCTTACTGATGGTTCTGATGTGTTCGTCATGGATTCGTTCAAGCTCTGGGCCGAACAACTGTTCGGTTGGTACATCTTTGTCGATCGGTCTGTCTACGTTCCTCGTCCGGGGAATCGTGGGGGTCGGTATGTTCGCAAGCGTGTGAAGAAACGTCTAACGAACAAACAATATATCATCGTGGCTCGTGGCGCTGCCAAGTCGATGTACGCTTCGTATCTACAAGCGTATTTCCTCACGGTAGACACCACAACCACGCACCAGATTATTGTGGCCCCCACAATGCCGTTGGCTACAGAAACCATCCAACCGATCAAGACTGCAATGATCCGTTCTAAAGGGCCATTGTTTAAGTTCCTTTGCATGGCTGGTTTCACGCCTCAAGCAGCGGGTCGGAAAGCCGAGAAGAACAAACTCGCTCCCACTAAACGTGGTATTGAGAATTTCTTGACTAACTCGCTACTTGAGGTTCGGCCGATGCGTATTGACAAGCTTCAGTCGATGCGTACCAAGGTGAACACCGTTGACGAATGGCTTTCGGGTGATGTTAAAGAGGACGTGATCGGTGCTATCGAGCAGGGCGCTTCCAAGAACGAGGATTACTTCATCCTCGCTATCTCTTCGGAAGGTACCGTTCGTAACAGCGTTGGTGACACCATCAAACTGGAACTCCAAGACGTTCTGAAAGGTAATTACCTAGCACCGCACATTTCGATCTGGCACTACCGTCTTGACGATGTTAAGGAAGTTGCTGACCCAGCTATGTGGGTGAAGGCTAATCCTAACATCGGAATCACGGTAACTTACGAGACCTATCAGAAAGACGTGGAACGAGCGGAACAAGTCCCCGCTGCACGAAACGACATCCTAGCGAAACGCTTCGGCATCCCAATGGAAGGGTACACGTATTTCTTCACTTACGAAGAAACGTTGCCACATGCAAAGAAACAATACTGGGGTATGCCATGTTCGATGGGTGTCGACTTATCACTCGGGGATGACTTCACGGCGTTCACGTTTTTGTTCCCCCTTCAGCGGAGTATGTTTGGTGTGAAGACTCGATCTTATATCACTGAACGTACCCTGATGAAGCTTACTACTGCTCGGCGTCTTAAGTACGAAGAGTTCATCGAGGAAGGCACATTAATTGTCATGGACGGCACCGTGCTAGACATGATGCAAGTCTATGACGATCTGGATGCTCATATCCAAGAGTGTCAATACGACATTCGTTCTGTCGGGTATGACCCATATAATGCGCGTGAATTTATCGAACGGTGGACGACCGAGAACAGTGAGTGGGGAGTCGAAAAGGTCATCCAAGGCGCCAAGACCGAATCGGTACCACTCGGTGAGTTGAAGAAGCTTGCGGAAGATCGTGCGTTACTCTTTGACGAAGCTCTCATGACATTTGGTATGGGGAACGCTATCGTCATGGAGGACACGAACGGTAACCGCAAGATTCTGAAACGACGCTATGAAGAAAAGATTGACAACGTGGCTGCCCTCATGGACGCCTACGTTGCATACAAACTAAATCCTGACAGTTTTGAATAGGAGGATACATGACAAACGTGGAACTCTACCACTATGGTATTAAGGGTATGCGGTGGGGTCACCGAAAAGCCCGCCCCAAGATGTCTGGTGCTGCACGAAGCGCTCGACGGAAGAAGATTTTGAAGCGAGTTGCTATCGGTGCCGGTGCAGCAGCTGGTGCTGCGGCTTTGGGTTACGGTGCTTATCGGGCCAATAAGTATGTTCGCACGCCCACCGGTGCAATGCACGTCGCGCTTGCAGGATTACGCGCACAACAAGGCATTGATCGTGTTAAGAGCGGAGCGAGCACTGCGGGTACTGCGGTCAAAGGTGTCCACAGTGCTGTAAAGAAGACTGGTAAAGAGGCCTTCCGAAAGCGAGTCGAACAAATTCACGATTACACCAGCCCTCAAGCCATAGCACGTCGTGAAGTTGCTCGATCGAATAAGCGAATTGCTCGTTCAATGAAATTGGGCGAGTATGCAAATCTTGCTGGGCAAGCAAAAACTCTGGGTGTTCGTGGCAGTGCTCGGGCAGCAGGTAAGTTCGCCAAGGATTACGGCAAAGCTATGGGTGCGGTTACTCGTGTGGGTGCGCATGAAGTTGGAAAAGCTGCTAAGAGTCGTGCTAGTTCCGCAGCAAGCACTGCTGGTAGGTATGTTCTTGGTGGCAAGCGCTCCAAGACTCGCGCTAATCTCCGTTCCGCTGCTTCTTCTGCGCGGGGTATCGGTCAGAAATTACGTCAAGGTCGAGCTGCGGCTGAAGTAGCGGCAGATGTTTACCGGACTCGACGCAAGTACCAGGGCAAGCACGCTGCTCACTTCGCTTATGACAGCCCCGGTGAAGCGCTGTACCACTTCGCACTCGACCCCTACGGTCGGTACGCCATCTTGTAACTGATAGAAAGTAACAACGCTCTTGTCATTTACAGAAAAACTGAAACACGCTTGGAACGCATTTCGTGATCCGCCAAATCCTCCGTCAAATGTTGGAGGTTGGGCACAGTACGGTCCCTCACGGCGTTTTTTGAGTTTTACTGGTGCTGACCGTTCGTTTGTAAACTCTATCATTACTCGCATGGCTATTGACGTAGCTTCTGTTGAGTTTTTACACGCTCGTACTGATGAGAACGGCGGCTATCTGGAGACCATACCATCTGGACTTCAGAACTGCCTCAACATCGAAGCAAATACAGACCAAGCCGCACGCGCTTTCAAACAGGATCTAGCTATTACTCTGTTTAAGAAGGGCGTTGCGGCTGTGGTTGCCGTCGAGACCGACATTTCACCATTGAAATCTGGCGGGTTCGACATCAAATCGTTACGTGTTGGGGAGATCGTTAACTGGTATCCTCAGCACGTAATGGTTGATTTGTATGATGAGCGTGACGGGCAACATAAACAAATCACTTTACCAAAGAGCACTGTTGCGATCATCGAAAATCCACTCTATGACATCATGAACGAGCCTAATAGCATGTTCCAACGACTTGCTAAGGCTCTTCGTATGATGGACGGGATCGAAGATGATCTCAGCAGTAAGAAACTGGATGTGATTGTCCAACTTCCATATGTTGTGAAGGGCGAGAACCGTCGGCAACAAGCGGAGAACCGTATTCGTGACATCGAAATGCAGCTCCGCAAGACTGACTTCGGTATTGCCTACGTTGACGGCACGGAGAAGATCACACAATTGAACCGTGCTGTTGAAAGCAATATCCTTCCAAGGATCGAGTGGCTCACAAAGCAAGTACAAGCTCAGCTAGGTTTGACAACAGAGATTCTCGATGGGACAGCAGCTGAAACAGCGCTGTTGAACTATCAGAATCGTATCATCAAGCCGGTAGCTGACAGTATTGCTGAAGAGTTATCTCGAACCTTCCTCACCAAGACTGCACGCACTCAGCGACAGACGGTGTTGTATCTTCGACGTCCATTCGATCTCGTACCAATGGAGAAGATCGCTGACATCGCGGATAAGTTTACTCGGAATGAGATTCTGTCTGCCAACGAGATTCGCGCAATCATTGGTATGCGTCCATCGACTGATCCCAAGGCTGACGAGCTATACAACGCTAACATGCCTTACGAGGATGGTTACCCGGGTGGCGAAGAGGAAGGAGAAGACATGGAAGACCCATACGCTCAGCAGGAGGAGTACCCACCAGAGTACGATCCCGAACAGTATCAGTAGCTCAAAATGGAAAGGAAATTATGCGACCAGACTTTAGCGGGTATGCTACTCGCGCTGGTATTCGGTGTTCTGATGGTCGCACTATTCTACCTGACGCCTTCAAAGACAATGACGGCTCAACGGTACCATTGGTGTGGCAACACGGACACCACGATCCCGACAACGTGCTGGGGCATGCCGCCCTAGAGAACCGGGATGACGGGGTTTACGCTTATGGTTTCTTTAACCACACAGCGAAAGCCCAGAATGCAAAACAACTTGTTCAACACGGTGACATCACGAGTCTTTCGATCTATGCAAACCAGTTGGTCGAAAAGGAAAAGAACGTGATGCACGGTCAAATCAGGGAGGTTAGCCTAGTGCTATCAGGAGCCAACCCAGGCGCAAAGATTGATAATGTGGTCCTCCGTCACAGCGATGGCGGGGAGACTGAACTGCAAGACGAAGCGGTCATCTACGGCGGTACGCTGTCTCACGGGGACGGCTATTTGAT